TTTGGAGTTTTGTAGTAACGCATTGACGGTTGCAACTCTATCTTTGATAAAGGGATTGCTCTTGAGAGCCATTGAACTGAAGCCGTAACTTTCGAGGATTGCAATGTCTGTCTTTGATGCGTTAATCGTTGAACGTGCTGAACCACTGGCGTCTGGGTAAACTAATATTCTGTTTGAAGGGTAGCGTCTTTTAATTTCTTGTGCCAAGGCATCTGTATCATTCTGTTTTGATATTTCATCTATGATAAATAACTTGTCTCCAGACTTGACACCAACCACGGCATTACAGTTCATCACGTTAAAGTCCACCCCGATTCTTAATACTTCCATCTTGATGTCAAATGGAATCTGATTAATAACATGGTCGTTACGATTAAAACGGTCATAGACCTGACCGCTTGTAAGGTTGACCCATTGGCCAAGTAAATAAGCTTTTATTAACTGCGGTGGATAATTTTCCTCAAGAGACTGAATAAAATTGTCAGGAAGAAAAGGGTTATCTTTTGTCTTTGCCTGGATCAATCCTGTATCAGACTTTTTGTTTTTCTCAAAAGTTTCAAATGCCCAGCCATGACCTTCGGGAGTTGTTGTTGCATAGAATTGCTGAACATTACCAGATCTAAGCCTTGCAAGTGCCATATTCATAGCGTTTTCTGCTTCTCGTTTTGGAACAGTGTCTGCCTCGTCAAATCCAATTGCACAGAGGTTTTGGCCTCGCAAGCGTTGATATGTAAGCATTGTCCTTAATAAGATTGTGTGAGTGCCTTCTTTAAATTCCAAAGTAAAAGATGGTAAAGGAGATGCTCTATAAGAAAAAGGAATCTGCCATTG